TCGATAGCCCATCTCTTTGGATACACGAATGTGCCAGTGATAGACAATAGCTCTCCCATGCGTAGTGAACCGTTTCCACAATTTGCTTCGTCTGAGATCAGCTATCCTATTCACAAACTCACTCTTGATCCTAAGAATGAACTAACGATTGACAAATCGTCTTTTGGTGCAGAGAATGTTGATGAACTAGTGATTTCGAAATTAGTTGGTCGTGAGTCTTACCTCACTTCCTCCGTTTGGACGAACACTAATACCATTGACGATATTCTCTTCTCAACACCTGTTGCACCTTGCAACATGTGGGATTTGACTACGGCTACGTATCCGCGTGCCTACCTGACACCGATGTGTTGGGTGGGTAAGTTGTTCCAGTCGTGGCGAGGAGATATCATCTTTCGGTTACGAATTATTGCCTCTAAGTATCATAAAGGTCGTTTAATTATTTCGTTTGATCCCGATGGACAAACTGGAAATAACGTGTTGGTAATCCCCGAGAACGCCAATGCGGTAATGACTGAGATCCTTGATCTTGATGACACTAATGAGGTAGAATTCAGAGTTCCTTATCAACAGGCTCTGCCATTCTTGCTAAACCAGAATCTGACTACCGCCCCCAATTGGTCTACATCTCTGACTCCAACTTTTGCGAAGCAGAGTGAATACCAAAATGGGTGGTTCACTGTCAAAGTACTGACTGCACTCACTGCACCAGTTCTGTCGACTAATGTGGTCATGCAAATTTTCGTCCGTGGCGCGGAGAACTTGGAGTTCGCCAATCCTACATCTGCCCCCCAAGGGTGGTCATGTTGGGATGTCCAATCCGACGAAATTGTAACAGATTCTAAGACGAGTACTATGGGTGATGCGTCACATCCTGATGCACATCAATATCTTGTCAACCATGGTGAAAGGATTTTGTCTTTTAGACAGAACCTTCGGCGTATGACCTTTGTAGGCGCTACTACACCGATTATCACCGGAACTAATACTTTAAGTTTGTATCAGAAATACTTCGGTAAAATACCACCCTACTTCGGTTATGATACCGCAGCTGGCATTCACACAGCCAAGGGTTTGGTAAATACTGGTACTACTTACAAATTCAATTT